CGCTTCGTGGGCTTGTCGTCGCCCTCGGTACCGCTGCCGACGGCGCCGAGCTGGAAGCCCGTGCCCTTCATGGCCTCGTCGAGGAAGGCGAGCGCGCCGCCGTGGTCCTTCTCGGCGAGGGACAGGAACATGTCCTTCTGACCGGGCAGGATGTGCACGACCTGCTTCTCGTCCGGCTTCATGGCCTCGGCGAGCTTGGCCTCGAAGTCGCGCTTGCTCTCGGCCTTGTCACGCTCGGTGAGCGCCGTCTCGGCGGTCGTCACGCGCTCGGAGAGTGCGCTCACGGCCACGTCCACGGCCTCGTCAGAGGCGCCCTCGGCGAGCTTGAGGATGGTGAGTGTCTTGATATCCATGTGGTGGTCAACTCCTTTCGTTGCGGCGTCGCCATCGGCGAGCACCACGTCTTGGCCTTCGTCAGCCTTCGCAGGTTGCGAAGCAGCGTCAGAACTGCCGTCTATGGGCTCGGCGTGGTCGCCGGGGTCTTCGGGGTCTTCGTCCAGCGCGTGGGCGCTGGCCTTCGTGCGGACTTCCTTCAGCATCGTGCGCATGGCCGGCATTCCGGCCTTGCCCTTGAGCTGCGCGTCGAGCTTCTCGGCGAGTGCGTCCATGTCATCAAGGATGGACGTGACTGAAGGGGCCACGCTGGCGAGACTTACCTCGCTGGCCTTCATGTTCTCGGGCACGTCGTCTTCTGTCTTGCCGGGGTTCGCCTTCAGCCACTTGGCGCGCATCTTGACCTTGATGAACTCGGGGATGGCGGCGAGGGTCACCTCGGACAGCGACAGCGTCACCACGGAACGCTGCTTCTCGGCGGCGTTCTTGACGCCGGGCATGAGGCGCAGGACGGGGGTGTTCGTCAGGGTCAGCGAGCGCAGCACGTTCTCGACCTTCTCGCCGCTGTCGTTCAAGGTGACGGGGCCGATCTCGACGCTGCCGTACTTGTACTGGTCGTCGCTGAGCATGGTGGCGCCGATGCCGGTCCACTTGACGTCAGCCCAGAGCGCGAGGCCGGTGACGTCGCCCTCCTCGTAGCTGGCGAGGTAGACGCGCTTCACCCAGCCGGCCGCCGGCACCGAAGTGTCGTGCTTGCCGGAGCTGTCGACCACGGGCTCGGTGCCGAGGATGCCCGCCTCAAAGTTGGCGATCATCTCGTTGGCGAGGTCTTCCGTCAGCGCCAAGTCCGGGTAGAGCGTGCTGTGCCATTCGCCAATCGGGAAGACCATCATGGGCGTCGTGTCGCCCGCCTTGATGTTTTCGGCGAGGCGCAGGCGATAGAGTTCCTGGATGCCCTTCATGGGCTCGTCTCCTTGGCTTCGGGGCAGAGGTATTCACGGCAGAACTGCGGGCGGCGGACATAGATGAGGCAGCGGTGACCGGCCTCGGCGCTGGCGTCGAACGAGCGGCAGACGGCCGGCGCCACGACCTCCATGCGCTCAGACGAGAGCTGATTGACCTGCCAGCCGCGGAGGCCGAACCACAACGCCTTGTCGGCGTCGAGGGGCATGGCGAGGGGCACCTCTTGGCAGCAGTCGCCGCATGACGTGCAAGCCATCAGGCGGCCCACGCGAGGTCTTCGTCCAGGTCACAGAGGGCGGTGAGGTAGTTCGCGTCGTGGCTGGCCTCGGCGCGTGACTCCTGCGGCGCCTGCTGCGTCGTGATGGTGCAGCCGTTGACCGGCAGTGGCTCGAACGCGGGGACCACGCCGACAGCGCCGGCGGGAATGAAGATCGGCGGTGCCACGGCAGCGGACGCCGACGCCGACGCATCTTGCGGCGCCTGCATGGTTTCCATGGCCGCGTCGTTCGCTACGGGAGTAGTCAGCGTGATGGCCTCAACCTCAGAGCTCTGCGCGGCCTGCTCCGTCGACAGGTCCATGCCGTTGGCGACAACGACCGCGCCGGAGGCGATGGTGGTCTGCTGCGCAGCCTGCGTGGCCACCAGTTCCACGTCCTGATGCTGGTCGGTCGATACGGCGCCGGCCTGAGCGGCCTGCCCGGTCGCGGCGGCCATGTGCTGGTGCTGCGCTGCCTCTGCCGTCGCCGATTGCGCGGCTTGGCTCGTGACGGCGGCGAGGTGGACGTGGCTGTGAACGTCTACGTCGACGGCCTGCGCGGCTTGCGCGCCGACCATGGCGACGTGCTGATGCTGCGCTGCCGCAGCGACAGAGGTCTGCACGGGCTGACTGCCGGACAGGGCCAGGTGCTCATGCGAAGACGAGACAGCGGCAGACGTCTGTGCGGGCTGCGACCCGACTGCGGCTAGGTGCTGGTGCTGCGCGGCGCTCGCGGAGGCGGTCTGCGCGGGCTGAGAACCTGTGGCGGCCATGTGTTCGTGCTGGACAAGGACGGCGACAGCAGCCTGTACGGCTTGCGTGGTGGCAAGTGCGCAGTTGTTCGCCGGAGCGGCGACGGCAAGTAGAAACTCCAGCGAGTTCGCGGAGGGAAGCGGCTTGCTGACCTGCTTCGCTGGCGCGCCGGGACGCTGCGTGCGGGTGTTGGTGACAGGGAATCTGCGGACGTCAGGCATCGGTTACTCGTCCCACGTCCACTCGACGTGCAGGACGCTACCTGCAGCCGCGCCGAAGTTCCAGAGCACGAGAGTGGCGCCGAGGGCGATCTCGATCTCCATGCCGACGAAGTCCCAGATGATCGGGTAGCCGGCGGTCGCCGGCGTGACGATGCGGCGCAGCGGGACGGCCGTCGAGATTGCCGGGGCGCTCGACCATGCCGTGCCGACGAGTGCGGAGGGGGCCGGGTCGGCGCCGTGGGCCACGCCGATGACGGTCGTCGAGGCAGTGCCTACCGTAGGCGGGCGGTACAGGCCGATGCTCGACGCCGTGGCGGCGTTGACGGTGATCTCGATGCGCTTGAGCTTCGCGCGGTCGCTGGAGGCGTGGGCGCGAAGGTCGGTGTAGGCCGCGCCTGCGGCGGCTGCCGGGGTCGCTACGCCTGCGGAGTAGAGGGCCACTACTTGACCACCGTGTGCGACCACGAGTTGATGTGCTGCGTGACGCCGGTGACGATGGTGACGGCGTCCATGTTCAGGTTGCAGAGGGACGTACCCACGCTGCCGTCCTGCAGGCCCGTGGTGCCGTCTGCCTTGACGACGCGATAGAAGGCGGCGTCTCCGGGTGCGAGCCCAACCACGTCGGTGATGGCGTTGGCGGTCACGACGCCGGCGGCTGAGGTACCGAAGCAGGGCGTCGGTAGGGTGAACTCGATGAGCTTGGTCTGCGCGCCGATGGCGGTGTCTGCGTTCGTGGGCTGGGCCGTGGTGTAGACGCGCAACTTACCGCCGTTGTACAGGGCGTTGAGGGCGTCGGCCTGCGCGTTCACGTGGGCGTCGGCGAGTTTCAGGTTCAGGGCCACGGGTTACTCCTCGGTCTCGGTCTTGCCGACAATGCGGCCCGACTCGTCTGTGATGAACGCGGTCTTGCGACTCACGCGGCGCGGCTTCGGATCAGGCACGTTCACGGTCACGACCGGGGCCTCAGCAGCAGCCACGTTGACGACGGGAGCGGCGACGTTGACGACGGGGGCCGGCGGGGCGGCGACGTTCACTACTGGGGCGGGGATCGGGCGCTCGACGAGTTTCGCAATCTCGGCGAGCGTCAACTCGGCCAGAGTCGGCCCAGCGGGTTCCTGGCGAATCTCATAGACCACGAGGCAGCGACACCTCTCGCCGCCGAGACAGTCCGGGTTTGGCGTCCAGCCCTCGGCCAGCGTCAGGTCGGTCGTGGTCTCGCCGTCCATGGGCTCGCAGGCGGCGCACGTGGCGCCGTCGAGCAGCGCCGAGTACACGGCGTCCTCGATCTGTTGCGCTTGCGCCTGCGCCTCGTCTGCGCGGCCCAGCTGCATGAGGTCACTGACGACGCCGGCGAAGCGCAGCGCGGTGGCATCTGACTCACGCAGAATGGCGTCGGCCATGGCGGCTTCGGCAAGGGGCACGCCTGACGTGGCACGCGCGGCAGCGTTCGCTGCGGCGGCCTGCGTCACGAGAGCGATCGAGCGGGCGGCCATCTCTGCCTGCTGCGCGATCGCGGCGTCCTTGGCGAGGCGCTGAGGGCTCACCTTGGGCTTCTCAGCCGCAACGATGCGCGTGCCTACGTCGTCAGGAGACCATGGCTTGCCTGCCTTCTGACGCTTGAGCTCGTCTACGACCTGCGCCTGCCCGGCAGCGTAGAAGTCAGAAAGCACCGCCGAGATCTCGGCAGCCAATTTGTCAATCATGGGCGGCGCGCCCGCCGCGAACTTCGCCAGCTGCCCCTTGTCGGCTGCCGTGCGAGCGCGCCGTCCGAGTTCGGCCACGAGTGCGTCTCGAGTACCCTGCGTGGCTTCGCGGATCGCCGTCTTGGCATCATCGAAGCGGCCCACGAGCTCGGCCAGGTTGAGGTAGCATTCGACGCCGCGCGGAGGACGGAGCTCAGACAGCTGGAGGCCAGCATGAGAGTGTGGTGCCTCGCTGGCCTGAGCCCCGCCCTCGGGCGGCTGCGTCCCGTC